GTCGCCAAGGGTCCTGAGAATATCCAGCTCATAGTTGAAGCTGTAGTACACAATCAGTCGAGGATGCTTTTCGAGCAGCATCATGATCGCACCCAAACGAGCGGGATCTGAGTTTACAATCTTGCGGAGGAGTTGGTACAGCTCGGCAATATCCTTGACTGGTCGATCCTCATAGACGTGCCATCGATCTACAAACGCCTTGTCGAAGAGCTCTTGATTGAACTCTACGTTGATCGTTTCTGTCTTGCGGATTGTATGGCGCTCGTAAGGCATGTCGACAAGAATCTTTTTCCGTAGCCCCTCGAGCTGTGGAATCTCAAGGTACCTTTCCACCTTAGGAAACTTGGAAAACCTTGAGTAGACCACATGTCGCTTGATGAACTCGGTACGATTCTTGTAGAACCCATTACCAATGAAAACGGGAACGTAGTCCATCCAAATATCCCCGGGCGTGGCAGACAGGATGATCCATTGGTTCTTCTTCGCGATCTTGAGAAAGCCCTTACTCCATGCGCCAGACCCAACCAAGCGTTGCTCGTCGAATATGAAGAAAGCGTTCTCCACATCTTCGTACTTTGCGAGGTTGTTCCAGGAGTCGACATGGACTGTAACTCCGTTAGGATCTGGGATCGGACCGAGGTTAAAGTGTATGGCATCCGCTTCCCATTCCTTCTCATTCCGCTTCTTGGCCGTGGTGATAATATAGAGATCCATCGGATTCTTCATCCGTCGATACTCTGATTCCTTGAGCTTCGGAATACCCCCACACACCTTGATGTAGAAATATGCCAGAGCCGTGATCGACTTACCTGTACCAACATCACCAGTCAGAATGGAACCGTTGTGCATCTTCTGTATTGCATCCGTCTGGTGTGGATACAGACTAATAGCCATTACGTCGCCTCACATTTTCGGGCCTTAACGTGAGATAGAAATATAGCCGATCTACGATCACTCTTGTGGCGCAGTGTTCACAGTGAAAATACAGGTTTCCTAGAAGAAAATGATCCGTAGCATAGTCGAACTTGAACTTATGCTTCTTTCCCCACCACTCACAGTCGTTCATCAGCCCCTCTCCTACAGCATCCTCCGAGCGTCAAATTCAGGACGCTGTTGTCGTTCTTGTTCTCGTTCCTGTGCTTCACCTCGATCCCTGGTTTGTAGTTCAGGAAAAATGCAAATGCTACGAGACGATGGACGTAAACGTTGTGGGTCTTACCCATCCGAGACAAACCCACACGCATATATCCGTTTGCGTCGGGAGACGGAGTCAGTTCGTTGCCACGTTCTTGATTGATTACTCGTCCGAAACTACTAACCGCATAGCGCTCCAGGCCATCAACCGTGACCCAAACCTCTTCCAACTCCATTACTGCTCCTCATAGTGGTACTCGAAAGTAAAACCTTTGTGGGATATGCGCTCACCCCGCAATACTCGATAGATCGAGCTAATGTCTCCGCTGATGTAACGAGCACAGCTTTCTACTGAAAGAAATACCATGTTCGTCTCTACAATTTTTACGCGTCTTGTTCTGGCCTTTCGGGGGTTACGGGCTAGAGTACCGAGCCTTACGCCACGTCTGAAACGAAGATTCGTAACGTGGTTATTGCTGTTGTCGTGTACATGCCGAATCTGTACACCTTCGTGATACCCAGTGATGAATGCTTTTGCGACAAGATGATGCACATAAATATCGTGCGTCTTACCATCCTTACGCAGCGCCACACGGGTATATCCATAGCTGTTGTTTCGAGGACGAAGAAGTGCATTGGTGTGCACGTTCATCACTTTGCCGTAGGTGCTCACGGCATAGTCGGGGAAGTCCTCAATCCCAGCCCATACTTCATCGTCCATCTGCGTCCTTCGGTTTCCAGCTGACCCACACATTCAATGCGCCAACCTCAACAGTGATGGTGAGATCTTTACCGAGTTCTTTGGCGTAGTTCTCGAAGTCAGATTTGAAGTCCTCGATACCGAACAACGGCATCATTTCCTCATAGTCTGATCTTCCGAAGGCGAACCCGCCTATATCTTCCTTGAAGTTGTCGGATACGACCCAAGCAATACGTTCGATTGCCGGAATCTCATCACTACTCACCATCCTGCCACCGATCCTTCTCGAGGTCGTTCTTCGCCATGTGACCATCCGGGTGAGGCGAATAGAGCTTACACACTCGACCGTCCTTGGCCTTTGCGCGACAGAAGTTGGTCCATCGCTTGGTCGTGTTGATTTCTTTGTTTCCCATGGTGCTCCTTGGACAAATGAGTGGCAGAAATAAAAAGGTGGAGGGACTCCCGCAACGATTAGCGAGAGTCCCTCCGTAATCAGGTGCCAGCCTTGCAATAGACTGGGGAGTGTTACCGCACTCTTTGACTTCGTGACTCCGGTAAGAGTCCTTATCACGCATAATGCGCATATATATACCTGATGGTAATTTTTAACTCCCTAACTGATTACCCCGCTAAAGGTAATAGCCGTTCGGTGATTACCACACCGCTCATGATAGAAGACGCCCATTCATGGCACTGGTCGTTGAAGAGTAAGCCGCCTTTGCAAAACTCTCTTCTATCCGCACCGAGCCTAAGCTCTATTTAACGTCGCTCGGTCGACGCCAGCCATACATCAAGTTTGAGAACCCATCTGAAAGGAAATGATGTATAGCTGGGAAGTGTGCCGTGGTGGATACGAACCACTGTGCCTTTCGGCACCAGACCATCCCTAAGGTCCCTAGCTAATCCTCCCTGCGCTGGTTACACGCCATCTAAGCTAGGACTCTGGCACTGTGGAGTAGGCGCGTAGCGTCGCCTCGTTCTTAAACACCAACAAGCTACAGTCCTCAGTATTCAACTCACCCATAGAATTTCTGCCTAGTTCACTTGCTCAACCGTTCGCAGTACTGTCTATAGTCACGTCTTCAACGTCACCCGCCTTGCTGTTCGGCAGCACGTTTAGGGAATATGCCCTTATACCTGCCGGTGGCTCCACTGCTGTGTTACTTGACCTCGGCGAAGTCTCGCTCAAAGTCGACCGCCTTGACGCGTTCGAACTCGACGTCGAAGCCGATCTGCGAGAATTCCTTGTTGGCGTCATGCACGATGATCGCGTCACCAACATTTGCCACTCGCCAGTCGCGCTTTCCCCAGTTCTCACCGAAGTTCAGCTGACGAAGACGGATACGGCCAGGACGGTTCTTCTTGTTCTTTCCGGGAATCGTCAAGTGTCCCGTAGCCGCACCACCTCGACGAGTGATGTAGTTGACGATGTCGACGATGTTCTTCTCGGTGATTCGTACGCCACGAACGACTCGCTTGTAGCCGTGACCGTCGGTGAACGTGTATTTCTTCGTACGAATTGCCATTACTGCTCCTTCTTGTGTTCGACGCTCGTGTGGAGCGGTTCGCGGTGCTTGTCGTTACCACCCTCGGACAGAAGATAGTATGTCTTGCCGCCGTCGTTGGAGAAAGCCTCGCCGTTACGACGGTTCTGCCAAATGCCTCCCGGTGATCCCCAGACCTCTTCCGCGACGAATATCCAGTCTTCCGGATCGTCCGTCAGAGGAGTGAGGTTCTGGAAGGACAGCAACTTCTGTAGCAGCTCGATGGTGTAGAAAGCCGAACTTCCCGAGTGACCCGCCGAAGCGAAGATCTTCACCATCGCGATGACATGATCGTCGATCTCTGGACCATTGCCGAGTGCCTCGAGCTCACGTCGTGCGTGTGCAACGAGGTTGGACTCTTCTTCGATATGCTTCTTTTCGTAATGGTTCTCGTAGCCCTTCTTGGTCAAGAAGAACTTCTGACAGTCAGGACAAACAAGGCCGCTATATGAGTACAACGGAATTGGAATTGCTTCCTTCCAAACCCCGTTAACTTCTACGGTAACACTACTCATCTGTTGCCTTCTCCTTCGTTCCGTGCGACGATACGGCAGCGCCGAAGATCATCCCGATGAGGACCAGTCCACCGCCCGTGAGCAGATATGCGATCTCCATCAGTCGAGGTCCGCATCCTGAGCGACGTGAGCTCCGCCACCACCGGCGATCGGGATATCGCGCAGGTCCTCGTCCAGCTCGTCCTCCACCAGGTAGATGACGGCCTTGTGGAGATATGCCTTGATGCCCGAGCCGGTTGCCGACTCCCAACGCGACGGGTTGATCGCGATGGATGCCTTCTCGATGGTGGCATAGTCGAGGATGTTGATCGAGCCCTCATCCAGGAGCGTGCGCTGACCGCCGGCGACGAGCCAGACCTGCGGAGGACGGATCGCGTACGAAACTGCCACCGTGATTCGGTAGGAGGTCTCGTCTCCCTCCTCGAGAGGCTGGAGCTCCTTGACGTTGAAGCCATCCGCAATCATCGCCAGAGCGACGTCTGTCGGAAGCTTGATGTTGAACGTGCGCTTCTTGCCGTTCTCTCCGTAGCGTCCCTCGCCGGAGAAGTCACGCCATGCGCCGGGAAGGATCTCCGCGTTGCGAAGGGTGACTACGGGAAGCTTGTCCTGCTGTGCCATCAGATTTTCTCCTTGTTCAGATCAGCCAACTGGGCTGATACTTCGATTACGACTTCGGTCACGTCTTTCGCGAACTTAGTCAGTGCTGCTTGGAATTCGTCGAGTGACTTGGATATGCGTTCGATTTGCTCGGGCGTGAACGCCGTATCGCTCATCGAGGTTCTTGTGCTTGGAAGTCAGCCCTTGTCATGAGAGCGACCCCATCGATGTTCTCAACACCAATGCCTGCTGCCAGATCTTCAGCGTTGATGCGTACCCAGGCATCACCCTTGGTGTCGATGAAGACCTTACCGATAACTACCGGGAGATGAGACTCCGGGTCGACACGGTACAGATATACCGACTCTCGCTCGTTGGCCGGCTTTGGTGCTTCGTACTGTTCTGCCATGTACTTCTCCTTACTCGATGATGTCTTCGGGAGTGATTTCCCCGTCGCGAAGGATCTCGATGTCTCGAATATCCTTGTCGAGAGGGGTCATCTCGGCGTTCTTGCGCTCTTCCTCGGCTGCTCGAGCTTCTGCCGCCTCTTCCTCGGGGATTACGAAGGTCAGACCAACGATTCCTCCACGCTCGATGCGATGCTGGATAGCGACCGCCGGCAGCTTGTTGTTGAACTCGACGATGAGAGTACCACTGCGAATGGACGCCTTCCCCAGTACGAGGTCGCCGTTCACACCATCCTCCGTCGGGATGAAGATGGGGATGTAGACCTGATCAGGCTTGATGTCGCGACGCTTTGCCATGATTTCCTTTGTGTTAGAGAGTCTTACCAACCACTACTTGACAAATATCAAGGTTTGGTCGGCAGTGTCTCTATGCTGCTAGTTGAAGTGCTTCTTCGCCCACGAACTGATCGAAGTCGACGTACTGTGAGATCTTCACGATGGCTTCATCACACAACTTGTTGAAGTACGTGTTGTCGATCTCTCGCTCCTTACCCAGCGTCTGAACCATCTCAGACTCAAGCCAGGTATATCCCTTCGTTCCCTGAACCAGGTGATACTTGTCATCGACCTTGCGGACGAGAGCACCACCACCATCAGCCGCGGGGATCGGACAGAACTGCCCGGCCTTACCGACGAACCTCTTGAAGTTCTCGTTCAGGTCGAGCTGAGAAATAAGCGCCATCGGAGTGTCGTCAAGACCCTCATAGTCGATGTACATCGCGCCCTTCTGGACCGTCTTCGTCTCGCACTTATCCTTGAAGGTAATCTTCTCCTTCGAGAACAGCTTCTTGTAGACGTAGGGGTGTTGGAACTGAGCGCCAGTAGCCTCCCAGGTCCCGACCTTGTCCTCGTCCTCTGCGTGCCACCCGATCTGCGCAATATAGACCGCGTCATTGACCAGACAGAACTTGGAGAACGTCTCCTCGTGAACGAAGTTATAGCCGTACTGCTGCCCGAACCACTTGACGAAATCGATGATCTCCTGAGTTGCCCCCGGGATCTTGATCGAGTCCGTCTTGATGTGGACAACCGTGAAGCCCTTCTCCTGAACCGCGTGCTTCAACTCGATCATGAACAAAGCTCCGCGCTTCGCCACAATGTTGTCGATGTTCTTCGGATCGCGGAATGCGTTATCGAACTTCGCAGAGGTCAGACCATAGACGATGTTAATCACGATCTTGAGTGCGTAGGACAGTGCCTTTGCCTGAGCAGGATCGTTCAGATACTTGGCGAGCTTTCCACCCAACATCTGCTTCGCTTCGTCGAACCTCTTGTTCTTGATCGCGACACGCACGGCCTTGATATCCGAGAAGTTCCCCGTGTAGTCTCCGAAGAGATTGAGGACCTCGATTGACGTCGGGTGCATGGATTCCACGTCAAGCACCACAACATCCTCGTAATATCCCGGTTCGGCGTGAACGTAACCACCTTCACCGGTGATCTCGCCACGATAAGTACTCTCCATCGCCTTCTTGTCAGGATTGTACTTGAACTCGTACCCATCGAACTCGTCTGCCAACGGCGTGTACTTGAACGATGCCTGCGGGTTGCGGTCATCGCCAAATACGATCTTCGCGGTATGCTGCTGAGTTGTCGCGTTCATGGACAGACCGGAGAGGTCCGCCAGAATCTGACGAGCGATGAAGTCGGCTTCAAGATGGTTACGCACCACGTCGGTAGCCTGCACATCATTCTTACAGTACTCCACGACCTTGGCCACGAGCTCCGGAGGAACTTCCTCATCCCAGGGGATACCGAGCTCCATGTGATGGATACCCAGTTCGATCTCCCACTTCTTGAGCGACATCTTGGTTGCCGCGAAGTCGTAAATATCGGTGTACGAGATGTTGTATGCATGGCCGAACTTCGCACCAACAACGCCGGTAACCAACTTCTGACTGAGATCGTACAACTGCTTGTTGTTGTACCCGATGTAGGCACCATAGAGGATATGGTTGTCGTACTGGCGATTGAAGAACCCAACGAGCTTCATGCCCATCAGCTTCTCAATCTCCTGCGCCGACGGGTTGACCATCGAAACGATCGATTCCTCAGGAGCACCCTTGTACTTCCAGCAGACTACGAAGAGGTTCGGGAACACCTCAACGTCGAATATGACCTCGCGATCGGCATCCAGAGACTTCTGGGTCTTGAACGACTCAGGGATTTCGCCCGTCTTGATCGAATCCAGCACGTCCTCAGAAGCGAATTTCATCGTCTGAACCTGCTTGATAGCAGTCAACGACTGGTTCGAACTCTTGGCCGCGAAGTTGAGAATTCGCTGACGCAGATCAGTGACGTTATAACTCTGTCCTGACTTGTATGCCTCTTCGAGAACGTGGTGAATATAGTCCACATTCGACTTGGTGCCCGGGTGCACCTCCTTTCGAAGGGCCTTATTGATCAACGCACGGAGATGCTTCTCGTCGTTGATCACCTGCTCATTCATCATAGTTTTCTCCCTGAGAGGTAGTTGTCCAGGCACGAGATCTGCCACGGCAACAGCGTTACACCGAGAGAGTCTTCGGCGAAGTGCACTATTTCCTGTGTAGACCTTGACTTCGATTCCGTCATCGAAGACTCGGGCGAGCTCGTCAACGTCTCCCTTGTAGTTGTAGTGAAGATGGATCCCTCCACCGGACTTGCTAAATTCGGCGTAAGTCGACGGCCATGAAGAAGCGACCTCAAGGTTACGCTCGACTGACTTTTCTCCATTTGCATCCTTCAGGTCGAAGTCGATCACGATATGGTTAACGGGAACCTTTACGTAGTGCTCTTTCGAGGTGTCGATCTCCGAGAGCTTCGTGGACACAATCTGGGAGGGCTTTGGGGTGAACTCCTTACCATTCTTGTCGAGACGAACTGAATCGTCCCAGAAATATCGGGGTTTGGTGTTGCCTGTGTCCTTGTCTTCCACGGCGTACTGGGCTGGGTGCTTGGCGAATTCCTTGTCAAATATCGACTCGGTCTCTTCCATCACAAGGCTGAACATGTGCTGCTCAGTCTTCTTACCCGTCGTAGTCTTGAACTTGTCTGCCTTGAAGCCCGAATACCAGCTTCGCACTCGTGTGTCGCCGATAACAGCTCGATCCTCAAAGTGTTCGAAGTAGTTCGCCAACTCATCCCGAAGCTTGTGCCTCGGCATCTTGTACTCCACGCCAGTGTCCTCAATGAACCGCTTGTACAGTTCAAAGGCTTGGTTGAGTGTTACACCACCCTGATCCTCGAAGAGGTCGTAGTGCGCCTCGATGAAGTTAAAGAACACGTCCGTCTGAAGCATCATCTCTACGGGCTTGTAACCCGAGTAATAGTCCTTACCCATTGCGAGATATACCTCGTGACAGTGCCACGCGATCGCTCCGAGCTCGAACTTGATCTGACTCATCAGCGCCTGGTACTTCCTCGGGGGGAGAGTGTCACCAGTCGGATGGACGTCGATCAGACGACGAATAAGACCCGAACGACTGTCCGTGATCTTGACGGGGGAGTTAGAACCGATGAACATCATGGCGATGAAGCGCATCATATACTTCGGCTTGTTCTTCTCGTTGATCTCCATAGGCTCGTGAGCCACCAGAGCGTTCAGCTTAGAGTTATCCGCGATCTTGCTCAAGTCACCATCATGATCGATAGCGATAAGCGGATTCGTCTTAAATGCTTCGAGAGCAAACGCATTGTTCGCGCTCGTCAGTTCCTTAGCGATGAACGCAGTCCAGTATTCTTCGAACATCCACTGAATAACGTTCAGGATGGTGGACTTGCCGGTACCCTGCGAACCATAAAGAACCAGGAACTTCTGGATGGATTTGCTATCACCGGCAACGATCGCCCCAATAGCCCATTCGAGTTTCGCCCGATTCTCCACGTTGTACAAGGTACCGACAAGCTCATCCCATGCCGAAATATCGCCCTCGGCAAGGTCATAAGGAAGACGACGACTAACGTAATCCTCCTTCTTGACCTCCGTGTTTTTGAAGGTCAAGCGACTGTCCAACTGATGATAATTGTCGGACAAGTGACCCACGTAGTTACGGAACTGGAGCCAACTGTTACTGGAGAAGTCTGCTAGATACTTCTTTCGAATATCGAAGATACCAGGCGTTTGAACCTGATAGTTTCGAATCGCCTCATCGACGAGCCTTTGTACATCAAACTCGTCAGACGACCAAAGACCCTTGTCTTCATCCCAGATCGCGTAGAAGTTCTTCGCACGAACCATTAGGTCCTTAGACCTGCCGACATGGAAGTCTGGATATACCTCCAGAACATTCTTCTTTTGTGCGGATTCCCTCTCCTTGATCTTAAAGAAATCAAGAGTCTTCTGACTCTTAAAAGTATCTGGTACGTCCTTCAGCTGCTCCATTACACCCCCTTTCCATTACCAACGTGGTTTTGTATCTACGTAGTGCCCTTCGAGAAGGTACGATGACAACTGGTACCACAACTCGACTTCTCTCTGATCACACGTCGCATGCTGAAGAGGGAAGAGGCCTCCTTCTCCGTCATACGAATATCGTCTACTGCAAACTCGGTCGCACACCTCTTCCACCTCCTCTTCAATGGAGATTTCGTAGATGAGGTCTGAGTACTTGTCCAGCTCTAGATTGTGCAAGAACCGCCAGAACCATTCGATGGAAGACCGTGAAGATTCAAACTCCGCCATCCTAGCAAGCGCGATGAGCATCTCAAGCATACTGCACTCAAGATCACGCCATAGTCCATACGGGTCAGCAAAGTGACGCCGAGAGGAGGACAGGAACTCAAGCCGAAGCTCTTTCCCGTCCTCCAATCGGTTATCGTCATTTGGTACGAACCAGTAAAACTCCGTTGTGTATAGCTTCCTGAGTAGTTTCCAGTAGCTACGTTCCGGGTTTCGGTTCTTTAGCGGCGCAACTTGGCTGTAAAGCCATTCGAAGTATGCGTCATCCAGAGTGCCGACATTAGTCGCCATCTCGCATCCGTCGCGGTCGTTCCTTAGGTGCCCTGAGCCCCAAGGTTTCCTCGTCCATGCCCAAGACGACGGCAGCGAAGGAACTGTTCACCAGGATAACCTCATACAGAGTCTGGTGGTCGTCGTTCCTGATGTAGAGGGACGTCTTGCCCTTGCCCTGCACGTCCTTGTGGAACATGTGCAGGTGTCGTTCACCGATGGTCTCTTCGACTCGTTCGATCTGCGAGTTGGACTCGTCACACAGCGTGTCGTCGATCTCGTAGTACGTGAGTGTGTCCAGAGTGTACTCCGGCTCATTCTCGAAGTATGCAGCTTCGGTGATCTTGTAGGGCTGCCCCTCGATGACCTTATAACCATCGTGAATATCTTCGTCGTCCGACTCGTCCTCATCCTCTTCCTCGTCCTGTGACGGGTTGAGATCGATGACGTCCTCGCGATCGAAGATGCTGAGCCCTTCGCCCTTCGTCGGGGCGTTCTCCTCGGGGGAATATCCCATCTGCTCGATGATCCGCTTGCCCTTGTCGACAGCTGCCTGCACCTCGGGGGACGGGTTCTTTGCCATCTCGAGGATGGACAGGTCACCGTCATCCTTGCGAAGAAGCGCATAACGTCGCTTGACGTCGTCGATCTCCGAGTTGGCCCAGTCCTCGTAGCGAGTGCGAAGGGCACGATTCACGGTCGCATAGGTCAGTACGCCACCGAGGACACTCCCTGTGACTGCCGAGACGACAGCCGTAACCACAATGTTCTTGTTCATCAGTTTTCTCCTAGATCCTTCCAGTGATGGAGTTCCTGACCGCAGTAGCAGTCCTTTGATCCGATGTGAGTCGGTTGCCCGTTTACTTCCTCTTCAAAGTAGACGAGGTGGGCAGTTCTGTTTGCGTCCGCTACGATCGCTTCGACTTCGTGGAGCTGCTCGAAGAAGGAAGGCTCGCTCGAAGGTTCCGAAGCTCCTCGTTCTGAGAGAGGCGCTGCGTCAGGTGTGGCTTCCTTTCGAAGGGCTTCTTCGAAGAGGTGGGCTGTGCCGTGCTTGAATTCGAGGGCTCGCTCGTAGTTCTCTCCGACTTCGATGATGTATCCCGTCCCTTCCCCTTCACGGACGAGCGAGACGGATTGAAGACGCGCTGTTCCATCGAGAGCGATTGCGACAGCTCGGCCTTCTGCATCTCGAGCTTCTTCTGCTCGGTCAGACGCTTCGCGAGGGCTGCCGGGTTGGGGATTGACATCAGCGGTTCTCCTTAGTTTCTTCTGGATTTTGCGGACACGACTCTTGGCGGTCATGGTTCTCCCATTGGGGCCGGCCTACGTTCGGATATCGCAGGCCGGCCGGGTGTGATTAGATCTTGTCGAAGATGGTTCCGTCGACGTTGAAGTCCAGCAGGATATAGCCGTACTCCGCCTGGTAGTCACGGATGTTGAACTCGATGAAGTTGTCCCCCTTGTGCTTGGGGTTCTCCGGGTCGTAGATCCACCCAGTGACCACCGATGCCGGCGTGTCCTTGATGCCGAGCGTGTTGAGGACGTCTCGCAGGAAGACGTGACCGTTCCGGCGAAGGGTGTCGTTGTACATGTTCTGAGCGACCTGAAGACGGAAGAGGTTCTCGTCATGGAACCCAGTCCAGTTCTCGTTCTCGCTGTTGTACACGAAGCGGTAAGGGCTTCCGACGTGCTCCCCTTCGACGGGAACCTTCCGCTTGATCTTCTTGCCTTCGCCGTTCTCGATGGTCTCCGTGCGCTCTCCGAGGTAGATATCGCGCTCCTTCTCCTCGCCATACTCCTCACGGACACGGTCGCGGTATGCCTCATACGAGGCTGCCAGACCGTTGTATGCCGCTGCGAGAGCCGCATTCCGCTTGTTGAGGATGTTCTGCGAGCTCAGGATGCAGAGCACTCCACCTGCCATGAGGGTCGCCGGAAGGATGTAGAGCTTGCTGACCTCGACCGCATTGCGGATATAGACAGCCGTTCGAGCCCGCTCGGGAGCTTCACCTTCTGCGATCTGCTCGTTGGTCCAGCGAAGACGGTCCTGACCTTCGTCAAGGGTCTCCTCGAGCTTGAGGGTGTTCTTGGCTGCGAGAACGCCGGCCGTGACGACGCTTGCCACACCGAGAGTGGTGAGGATCGTCGGAGCGTGCTTCTGGACCTGAAGAAGGGCCTTACTGAACGCTTGCTGTGTACTGGGGCTGATGTTCATCAGTTTTCTCCTTATTTCTGTAGTTTCTAGAGCGCTTCCGAACGGGGCATCTCGAGGAGATATCCACCGCCCCGCGCAGGACTGATTCGTGCTGCTGAGAGATCGGTCCATCCGAACTTCAGGTCCGTGTGCTCAGCTGTAATGCCCACGGCGCCGTAAAGGTCTGCGACGGTTGCCGACTCGTACTCATCGACGAGAGCGAGAAGCGTATCGAGTACCTGCTCAGCTTCGCCACGAGTCGGGATAAGGATCTCTCCGAAGTCGTGATTGGCACGGCCACGAGCACTGATCTCGCGCTCATTCCGTTCAACCGCCCTCTCGGAAATGCCCTTGTAGTTCGTTTTACCCGTGAGCTGGCTGCCTCGGGCCCTTGAACTGCGTGCTGACGTACCGAAGAGCGTTCGCTCGAATCCACCCACAAAGGTTTCGAAGAGAAGATCCTTTACGCGGGGAATAACGATGTCGAAGAGTACGTACTGACCAACGGATTCGGCACTGTCGCCCACGAAGGTCTCCTTGAACTTGCTACCAACGGACTTCTTCCGGGCCTTACCGGATGCGATCTGCTGGATCTTGGGTCGTTCGGGGGTTCCCGAGGACTCGTTCTTCGACTTCGAACTGTTGCTTCCGTAGTCGGTCTTCGGCTTCTTGTCTTCTTCGGCCATTACCTTATTCCTTTGTACTGAGGGGGCAAAAAAGGAAAGCCACGGTTAAGTGGCCTCCCTAGAGCATCAGTTGTCTTCCTTTTCGGGGGAGTCTTCCTGTGCGTCGACGGACTGCGTGATGGCAATCACTTCGGTGATGTTCTTCTCGACGATGGACGCGATCTTGGCACCGATCAGGCCGCCAGCGATGGCCGTACCCACCTTGATACCGAAGGCCGGAAGGGCCTTGATACCGAGGGGGACGATCATCTTGACAGCAGAGTCGATGGCAACACCGGCGGAGGTCGAGACGACGATCGAAGCGATGGTCGGGACGAGTGCGATGAGCATGGTTGTTCCTTTCAAGAGAGATGGTTTGGTTCTCACTATAAGGCCCGTTTTTTATGCGTACTGCGGACCGTGTCGACCTGTGAGAATAACCACCTCCCACCAATTGAATCGCATCCGGAATTCTCTGGAGTTTCCTTCGAAGGCGACCTCGATCGTTGCCGAGTCCGGAATTCGATTCGCAGTACGAAGATATTCGATTAGTTGCTCGATATCACCATACTGAGGGTTGTCCCAGACTGTCGACGGAACATCGATGATCTTCTCGAAGGGAGTGACCGTGGGCTCTCGCGGCATCTGGATTGTGGCGACGTGCAGGTTCTTGTTGAACTTGGCGGCTCTGTCCAAATAACGCTGGAGAAGTTCGTTCATCAGTTTTTCTCCTTTGTGTGACCCGGGGAGAGTGCACTTTGCGGGGGCTATCCACCCTCCCCGGGTTCCGTCTGATCGTGTTGTACCGCTTCGAGGAGTCTTCCCACGATCGTCAGGGGTGTATCATATGTTGGGCCTTTTCGCGTCCTTGCCCGGGACATTATTTTTCGTCACCAGTCGTTTTGTCCGGGACTGGCTACTACATTACCTCCGGCTCGGTGCTAGTTTATTTCTATCCCTCCGTGTTTAGCGGTCAGGATTTGGGCTTACCTAGCTGCCCCAACTTAGGACCCACCATCTATTCACGGGATTACACGCACCGCGTCGGCAGTCGTAACCGCTTATTTCTCGCGCCTTACGGACACGGATGGTGGGCCTAGTAGACATGGTGGGATTTGAACCCACGACCTCGTCGATCATACGCGCTCTGCCAAACTGAGCTACATGTCTTACCCCTGAGGTATTGTGCTATTGTACTCAGGAAATACCCGCTCAGGTCCATTCGGGGCTCGCTGCAGTTCGCCGATACGAGGACCAAACAATCTTGCGGGTTGCTACCTACTAATAGTAGGCGCGTCTTAGGCGATCAATTCCTTGACACGCTCTCGCAAGCGCCTCTGAATTGATTCCAGATGGTACATCCCATCGGCGTAGTTGCGTGCTCCTTCTTCGAACCACATCCACAGCCGCATGAAGTTGCCCTCCTCCAAATAACACACAGCCATGTACTCGGCTGCCGACTCGAAGGCTTCTCGGTCATCTTTCTGGGCCACCAGACGACCGAAGGTCTGCGCCTTGTCCAAATCCGTATTTGAAACAGTCATCAGGTTTCCCTTTCAAGAGAAATTATGTGGTTATAGGAGTTTACACACCACGAATGCGTCGGAATCCCAGAACAGGAATGAATTCCGATGGAACAGTCGATCGAGCCAGAAATATCTCCGAAGCGCTCGAATCGCCGCTTTTTCAGTTCGAAAGTGTCTCCCATGCATTGCGGGATTTCCAGTGTACTGATTGACAACGACATACCGACCGCTGCTACGATGCGCGTCATGGATCGTCGCGGGTCGAGCAAACACGAATATCACCATTATTGCTATGACACATACCACTGCGATCAAAAGCATGTTGTTGTTCCCCTTTCAAGAGAATATCGATTTGGTGCGCAGCCAGAGACTCGAACTCTGGATCCTTAAGGGTGTAGGTGTTTTCAGGTGCGGGGTCTTTAAGTGGCTCGCGAATTCCACCCCTACAAATAAAGGACGTCGCCGCCCCCTGCGCTATTAAATTATGTGCCGACTCGGATCATTCCACTTGATCCCCTACGGCTGCAAGTCAATCCGGCCGTGACAGGGCCGTTGCTTGTGCTTACAGTTGTTTCAGAAGGTACAACCTTGGATGAAGTACCTTCCTATTCCTGGAGCTTGGCCTGCTGAGACAGCTTCCAAGCTTCGAACTCCGCACGCTCATCGGCAGTCTGATCCAGAGGCGTCTCCTTGACCCGGAAGGGCTGTGCGGGAACCGTGTAGCCCTGGTGAGGCTGCGAGCGAGCTTCCTCGACCTGCTCCGTGTACTGCGGGGCGACAGCCACAGGAGGCTGCTCCGGAGCGGGAGGCGGCGCCTGGAACTCCACCGCAGGAGCTGAACCGATGGGAGCACCCTCATTGAAGGTACCCTCGAAGGTCGGCGACGGGATGTTCTGCTCGGCGAGGAACCGCGCGTTCATCTCTCGAGCGTCCGGCTTGTAGGTCGAGGGAACGCTGCCGTCACCCTGCGACTGAGCGATGGCACGAGCGAGAAGGTCCTTGGGCATGAGGCCCGTGATGAACTTCTCGGCACGAGCACCTTCCTCCTGGAAGAGGTGAAGCAGGAGATCGCTGTAGAGAGCCGAGTTGACGAACTTCTGAAGGATCTCAGGCGACTTCTCGAAGTGCCGTCCATCGGCCGACTTGATGCCGTACGACTTGTGAACGAGCATCTTGATGAAGTCGAGCAACCGGCGAAGGTCCTTGTCGGCCACGGCCTGCTTCATGTCCTCCTGGATTCCGTTGACCGATTCGGTCTGGATCTCGACGAGTTCGAACTCCGTGAGGTTGAAGTAGAGGTCTTCGGTGCGGTCGGTTCCGTTGAAGTCGGTGTACGAGATGGTCTGCTTGAGCATTTAGCTCTCCTTGTTGATTGTTAGTGGAATATGAGGTCAGGAGATGGCGAAACGGAGCTTGAGCATCTTCTCGCGCTTCTTCTCCGAACGGGGACGATGGCTGCCGGCGAACTTCGTGCTGGGAGCACCGGGAACGGGAGCCCAGAACTCAGCGCGCTCCATGATGGGCGTACCGACCTTGGCCGGCTTCTCGAACTTGATACCGGCGCGCTTACGGGCCTTACGTGCTGCAGTTGCCATGTGAATATCCCTTACCAGATTCGGCCTGTGATCCAGCGCTGTGCTGTATAGGCGGTTGATTGATAGATTTCGTTGTAGGTGGAAGCGCGGCTCACCATGTCCGAATATGTTCCGGAATCCACGATGAACCGACGCTCCCTGTCGAGAACGATGGCGAAGTCGTCCTCGGCAATTGCCTTACTGGGCGTTGGTGTAGATGGCGTCGTCATACTCGAAGCCGGCCGAGACCTGCATGGTGATGTTGGCGGGGTCGGCAACGGAGAACGCCTGAGTCCACTTGATCGTCTGGCCGTCGAGAAGAACGGTCGTCGGAGGGAGGCTCATGCCGTTGGAAGTGTCGAACACGCCGGGAGCCTCGACGCCACCCGAAGTTGCGGTACCGTAGACGAAGGGCTCGTAGTTCTCACCGGAGTTGTTGGTCAGAACGAACTCGAACGCGACGACCGACTGGCCTTCGACAGTGCCGGCAGCGTACTCAGTCGGCGTGTAGGGAGCAGGCACAGAGACCGAGAGACTGACGTTGTTGTCCCAGGTGACGGTCTCGCCGAATGCAAGGACGCCGTTATCTTCCTCAGCGGGCGGCTCGAGCGTGTCGGGGGCCGGCGCCGGAGCAGCTGCCTGGGAAGCCTGGGGGTCGACTGCCTCGGCCTTCGGAGTGACAGCGCATCCCGAGAGGAGGAAGGCGAGCATGAAGAGAACGGCGAGGATGAGCATCGGGGTGAATGCCGTGGAGCGGTGCGAGAGGATCTTGGTAAGCATGGTAGTTTCTCCTTTCAAGAGAATTAGTGGCGTGAATCTCGAATAAGGATCACGAAAAACCACAGACCGAAGGTGAGTACTAGAAGGATGGCATCTAGAAGAAAAATGCCACCTCCATGGCGCTTGCTCATCAGATTCACCTTTCAGTGATTATGGCTTCGGCCAGTTCTTGCATTGTGAACGGAATGTCGTATCCGACAAATCGCGGGTCCCAAGTTTCGGCTTCGGGGTCAGCTTTCTCGTTCATTGTCTTCTCGAAGATATCGGCAGCTTCTCGAAGTTGTTCATCAGTAAGAGCCATGACGTCCTCAAAGAAAAAGAAGGAAGCCTCTGCACGTGTTAGTGTACAGAAGCTTCCTTCAGTTGATCCGATTACTCGATGGTGGCATCGGCGATTGCTTCGCCGGCCTCGGTGGTGATCAGGAGAACGTTCTCGGTCTGGTCCTTCATCTTGGACAGCACGACGGCGGTGGCGATGACGCCAACCGTGACGGCTGTTGCGATGATGACCTTCTTGCGAACGTCGTTCTTGTTCTCCTTGAGGGCGGTGATGAGCTTGTTGGCCATGATGGTTTCCTTTCAAGAGTGTGTGACGGGTGTCACTATAGGGCCTGTTTTTTATGCGTGTGTTACTCGTATCCGGGGCGACCCTCGACGCAAGTCTTGGGTGAATCGTGATAGAGACCGTGGATCGTCTCCAGCATCGGCTCGTCGCCACGAATATCTTCGTTGCAAGAGATGCATACTCCCCGGAACGAATTCTTCTTGAGAATATCGTCGATGCGGGCGCTTCGTTCTTCAGCTGTTTCGTCCGGGATTGCGAGTAGCATTGTCTTACCTTTCTTTACATACAGGGATCCCCTTCATAGCCCTCCTGAATATCGTCACTCAGGAGGGCCATTGGGGTGGCATCGGGACGGTCCCAACACCCGCATTTACACTTACTGACCTTAGCGGAACTTGTGAAATCCAGGCATCGGGGCGTGCCGGTACGACAGTGCGAAGACCGGCTTGTCGTTCTTGACTGTGGCGGAGAACTCGACCTCGAGAGGGCGATCGATGTTCCATCCGATGTCGTCTCCCTGGGCCACACGATCGAGACCGAGCTTGTCGTACCACTCGTTCTCTGACACGTACATATCCCCGAGGATCTGACGGTTGATCTCGATCTCAGCGCGCTCGACGTCCAAACGAGTGCTCGAGAAATAACGAGAAGTCAGCGTGTCGAAGAAAATGACCTTGTCATCTCCAAGGAACACGATCTCGTTGCCTTCGCCGATGGGGGTCGCCTCGACCTTGTCCTTGGCGAGCTCTTCCACGACCTTCGAAGCCTTGGGCTTACCAACAACCGTCTCGACCTTGTCGCGGTACTCACGGAACGCCGTCTCGCCGACCGCGATCATGCTCATGAGAGCCGTGTTGCGACGGTTTCCGATAGCTGTGCTGGCGATGATGCATGTGACTGTGACGCCACCGAGAATGAGGACGGGAACGTGGCGCTTCCATCCAAGCTCGAACTTCTCCTTACCCGTGAGGACTCGGTCGTTCGGATCGATGATATGCGTAGCCTCAATGAGGTCCTGCTGGTAGACACGTCCCGCCTTGTGTGCGAGAAGACCCGTGCCAACCACACCCCCAACTGCGAGGCCGGCAAGGATGGTAGGAGCGTTGTCTTTGATGGTCTCCTGAGTGCGGTTGATGAATGCTTCGATGCTCATGATGCTTCTTTCTGGTCCTGATCGAATAGGGGTTGCGTGGTCTTCTGCATGGGGAACTTACGACCACTGCCGTCCTGTGCGACCCAGTACCCATTGACCGCCATCCAGAGGGTCTGACGGTTGACTTCTGCCTTGCGCTGCTGTGCGACGATGATGAAATATGCGACCCAGAGAACGATGCCCATGCCGCCGCCCATCCACATGACGACAGCCATTGGTGCCGTCTCAAGGTGGCCGGCGAGGCCGAAGATTGCGATGAAGCAGAGGAGGAAGAGGATCGTCTCGAGAATATCGCGAGGTTTGAGGTGCTTCATGTGTTCTCCTTTCAAGAGGACATAAATTGAATGCCTAGTTCCAGAATCCCTTGCGGGAAATGGTCTCGAGGCATTAAAGGAAAGGCGCTGCGAGCTGGCAGCGGTGAAGGCTATTTCTAGTCTTCCCTTTCACTATAAGGTGTGTTTTTTGTGCGAGGTCGAATCATCAAAGCATTGATGGCTGGCCCATATCCTTGGTCGACAAAACCGAATTTCGAGTAAAATCGAACCAATTGTTCGTTTGACAATATGGTCTGAATCGGGCTACCGTAGCTTCTAACAGTCAAATACACCTGGAGGTCATTTTTGTCAACGAACTCCATTACTTGCGTTAGAAGTGCCGTAGCATGCCCCTGACCACGTATTTTCGAATAGACGTGGGTAAGGTCAGCATTGTTGCCCGGAGATATCGTCAACTTACACGTAGCTGACTCGTATCGAAACTCGTGAACTGGGTTCATGGCGCCCCAATCGGCAAAGAATATAGCCCGTGTTAGGGGCTATAAACTTGTAGTTACTCGTGGTTGATGGAGTTCTGCAGTGCGGTGTCAGCAGCATTGGCCAGCACGCTAACGACAGCGACGGTCACGACGGTCACGACGGCGGCGATGAGGAGCTTCTTCCCGAGGCGCGTGGCTGCTTCCTCAGCGATGAGGGCGTAGTCAAGTGCGTCGAGCTTGGGCTCTTCTTCGGTCGCCGCAGTGGTGTTCGTGTTGTCGTTGTCCTTAACGAGGCGGACTTCGAGCTTGCGATTCTTGAACATTGCGGTGTTCCTTTCAGTAAGAGGGGTTCTCATCATATGCCCTGTAAATTACGCGAAAGGACAAAAGAGAAAGGGCCTGTTTAGGTCCAATCCCTTTTGTGGGTCTTGTTGGTTAGATCTTGGATGCACGATACGCGTACGCAGCGGCAGTCACGTTCTTCGCGATCGCGTTGAGCGCAGCAGTACCGACTGTGGTACCGATGACGATCACTGCGAGAGCGAAGGCGGGGTCTTCCTTGAAGCGTTGCTTGAACTTATCCATGATAGTTCTCCTTTCAAGAGGGTTTCACTATAAGGTCGGTTTTTCGTGCGAAAAAAGAAAGGGCCCGTAGGCCCAATCTTCATTTGGGTGAGTCGTCGTCTGGCTTGATGATCTTTTGGATGGTATCTTTCGCTGCGAGGTATGTTGCGAAGTCGGGTCCGACATTCGCTGACCACTCTCGTACTACCGAACGTGTTCCGTTGTGGTAGCCGATTGTGTAAGCGATGATGCCGACTCCGATGATCGTAATCAATCCTTTGATGCGGTTGTCATCCATGATGATCTCCTTTCAAGAGATGGTTCTCATCATAAGGTGTGTTCTTTGTGCGAACTTATTCCGAACAACTCCGCCGGGGGATTTTTTGCCTCGCGAAAAACAAAACCTTTGAAAAAAACAGGAATGGCCTGTACGACGGTTAAGTCAATACAGGCCACTCCTATTTTGAAGGTTCTAGTGAGGTTTCGTTCAGCTCTTCAGCTTGGACACGAACCCGACGCTCTTCGAGACCAAAGCGTACCCGAATGCCTCAAAGATGACGATCACGAGGATTCCTCCGATACTACCAATGACGGGGATCCAGTCTTTCAGCTCCGTCTTCGAGGGCTTGTGGCCGCTACGAAGCTTGTAGAGCAGATCGAGACTGGACACCATCTTGGTGTATCGTTCGGTTTCGGGATCGCCAGCGATGATGGCGTTTTCGAGTTCTTCAATGGCCTTGTCGAGGCGGGGGTTGTCGTCCTGGGCTTTCTTAAGCATGGGGTCTCCTTTCAAGAGTTCTCACTATAAGCCTTGTTTTTGTTGCGACTTAGTGGCGGAGCTCGGGAGGGAGGAGGTCGACCACCTTGAGGCGGACCTCGTTCTGCTCGGCCATCTCGGCCAGACCAGTGTCGAATGAGAGACGGTAGGTCTCGTTCTCCGGATCGGGGTCGTTGGCGATCAGCTGTCCATCGTACTGGACCGGAAGCTTCTCGTACCGCTTGGAGGCGATCTTGAGCAGGACGCCGGCGAAGGTGCCGAACAGACCAGCAGAAGCGACGATCTCGGTCGAGTTAGGCCATCCCCAGAGGACCGCGAGGCCGGCGTACAGGGTGACAGCTGCCGGGAAGGCGATCGTCACACCGTCCTTGACGATGTCGTACGTACGGTTGCTGAGAACCGGGTTCGGGGTGTTCAGGTCCGCACGCAGCGGCTTACCGTTTGCATCAGGCATTTTTCTCCTTATTATGTTCTTGTTGTCTTCCACACGCCAGCGACTTTGACGTATGGTATTGCTCGCACCCAAATACCACCGACCTTTACGTAAGGTATAGCATTCTTCTGAACGCCAGCGACCTTTACGAATGCGCCACCGAGTGTGTAGAACGAGTTTCCGGGAGACCAAGCTCCCCATCCGTTTGCGTTACGACCTCTGGCCCAAGCAGCATAATACTGGCCGGGCTTGAGCCCTGTTAGGTTATTAGTTCCACCGGAGCTATATAGACTGTTACCAGCACCTGTTTGTGCGCCGCCATTGGTTCCGAAAGCAAGCTGCCACTCAAGAATGGCAGAACCACCGTCTCCCTGGCCGTTGAATGCCGTACGAACAGTATCGTGAGTGATCAATGAGAACTGAACTTGTGACGGCGCAGGTGGAACGGTCGAACGTTGAATCCAGACTTTCATCTCCGTACGACTACTATAACCAAGACCGTTTGATCCAGAGTTTGTAGTCTTATTGAAGTGCACTTCTTGCGATGTACTTACATTCCACCCACCGATTTGGCGCCATACGCCACCCGGAAGGCCATAGTAAAACGAACCGCTAACGTAAACGCCATTAACGATACCGTCCCATCCAAGGTTACCGTCCCACGAGTCTGAGTTACCCGATTTGATCCAGAATTCGACTGACCAGCCGGTATCCCGAATCATCATCTCGCCACCGACGCTGTTGTTGATCCCGACTACATAATCAGTCACGGGTCACCTACAGCGTCTTAAAGTGGATATCGCCGTCTTCACCAACAGTGTTGGCAGGCACCGAAGTACTCGACGTGAATCCAAGATTCGTACGAGCACCGGCCTTGGTCCCAGAACCAGTTCCACCTCGAGACACAGGCCAGATCGCGAGAATAAGCGCCTTGACCTGCGCGATAATATCACGAGTTCTATTGATTTCGCGTGCGCCGTATCTAACTTTACCTTCTTCGCCCGTATTTGGGACGAGAGGATATCCGGCTGCAGCTGCGTCATCACCAATAGCCATTGTTCCTCCTTATCATTCTAGTTGTTCGTCCCATGTACCAAGTGCAGAATCCCAGACGCCAGAGGCATCCCAGGCAAACCACGTACCAGGCGTGATGAAGATGTCGACTGCAAGTGTTGGATATGACCGCTCACCCTCTGCGTCATCAACGAAGATTTGTTCTGTAACGCGCATTCGGTTCGTGAGACCGTCATCGTTTCGCATCTCAACAATATCGCCGAGTTCGTAGTCGATTCCGTATCGATACTTACTGTTCGTAGGAAGCTCGCCGTCAATAGCCTGGAGGGGTTTGTACTTACTGAGTTCTTCCTTACCTCGCTGTTCGAGTTCCGCATCAAGGTCCACACCAGCGGGCGTATCAATATCGTTAGCTGCGACGACGACCACTTTACGTTTAAAACCAGTAGCCGTGACTGCATCCGCATCCGCATACACCCAACGAGAACCGAACTTAGACACCACAAGGGCGACATTTTTGTAGAGCTCAATGGAACTGAACTCCGACATGTTTGTGAGGTTCTCAAGATCCGGCGAGAAAATAACCGCCGGCATAGTTGTCTGGGTTGATGTACGATCGTCGCCCGTGTAGATGTTGAAGTAGAGCTTTGACGTATCCGGTCCTCGATAAAGACGGAAGCCAAGACCATAAGCTTCGCAGGTTTCTTTCAGAGCTTGATACAAAGTCATCGGCGGAATCGAGAGTACGACCGGGACATCTGGTTCGGCGATCGTGTTTACTGAATATAGACTCCCCGTTTGATACATCGGAAGAATGTCAGCAGGATCGAGTGCACCAGTCACCATGATGTAGTCGAATAGGACACGTAGCGAATCGGCAGGAAGAGCCGCCGGAATAACGAAGTTTGGAGTCGAATCAAGACCGTTTAGATTAGGTCGTACGACACGACTTTCTAGTTCGGTACCCTCCAAGGACCGGCCGGATACGGTTAGCAGCGACCGGCCCTCGGAGTCTTCCTTATTCTGCGCGTTCTCAATTGTCATGACTCTTTTGGAGTTGTTTGACGCGAGACGCGCCCCCTTTATCAACTGACTGCGAGTCTGAGGGGTTGAATGGATTACAAGCTGGAAATCACCGTAGCCGGTGTAACGCTCGGTCCAGATGCAGGATTCGTAACGATCAATGACCGTGGTTCTACGAAGCTGATCGTCAAGAATATACACCTCCATCAAAGACCTCCATGCTTGTTTGTGTACCGAATGGTATAGGGGATTGCTGCTCCTTCCGCATATACGCGGAGGTCATTGGTCCCCGGTTGAAGATGCGTCCAGTCCGAATATGGCGAAACCGTATAGAGAATGGACGAGATGACGCTACCTCGAGTGAGGGTTGCGTACTTATTGCCGGGAACTGTTGAGATCTCGACAACATCGCCAGCGACGAAGTTACCCACAACTACGAGAGTGCGAACCTGCTCGCCTGCCGGCTGATGATAGATTGTGAAGGTGGTAAGGGGGCGATCGACAACCATACTAAAGACAATGCCAGTGTCGACAGTCCCAGAGTATTCGATCGTCCCCATAAGCGTACCCGCGGTAGTAGCGCCGGAAATCTCTATCTGAACCGGCTCGTAGAAATCCGGATCAAAGCAGAGTACCGAAATGGTGGCCACAGGTTCCTTTACGAACAGCGGACAGTCGAATGTTTCCACTCGACCTGAAATATCCACTGTCGGGAAGTCATCCGTGTAAAACCTGAAGTTGCTGTTCTGCCTAGGCATGAAGAAGCGGTACAGGTTGTTTCGGAGTTCCCTTACGTTTTGAGTTGTGTAATCCGGTTCAAGACCCAACTTCAGGATAAGATTCCTCTTCTCCCGACGGGCAGACTGGTACTGTTCCCCGTCCAGGCGCGCAAAGCTCGATGAGACAATGTTCGCCGGGACGGGGTCCAGTCCGTCGATGCCTTGTACCAGATAGCCGCCTGAAATATCGTCAAACGGGAGCGACAGCAGTACGCCCTGATCGGTACGTGCTTCGACTTTGTTAAGCATCGGTTGTTGTCAACTCCTTCTTGGCTACAGACAGCTGGTTGTTTGTCTTACGGTAGATCTCGGCGTTGGACAGAGCCTTCGGCGAGTTGTTGGTTTGGCTGAAGTAGACGTCGCCACCACGGCTTTCTGCCCAGCGCTCATATTCCACCTGGTTCGCCGACTCTTGCGCTTCGAACCCAGACATTTGAGCCTGAGATGCATACGCAACACTCTTCTCGAGCGTGAGGGCGGGCGGAGTGAGGAGACCACTAATAAGCGTGGCATCCTTTCGAATTGCAGACAGATCCAGGACCGGTCGGATGGTCGGATTCATGCTCATATCGTTGGCTACCGCAGAAGAGATGTTTGCCATCGCCTTCTTGGTCGCCGTCAACGCACTCTGACCCACATACTTACCGGCCTGAGTGACGACACCAACGGATGCGATAAGACCCTTGGCCAGACCGCTAGATGAGAACCCACCAACCTCGAAGAACTTCCTTGACGGGGAACGAATCCCCAGAAGGTTCTTGGCTGCGTTGAGTGCACTCTGTGCCATGTTCTTCGCCGCGCTGATGATTTCACCAACACCGGCTCCGATACCATTGACCATACCTCGGACAATGGCGGCAGCAAGTCGTCCACCAGCAGCACCCATAGCCGCGGCGTTGTTATCCACAGCAGTAGCAATGCCGTTGACCAGCTTGATAATAGCCTTAGCGCCTTCATCGGCGAGACGCGGAACCTCATTAGCGATTGCCCGCATGAGGGCGATCATGAGGTTGGTTCCCGCCCGAGCAATGCCCGGAACCTTGGACTCCATTCCGTTCAGAACGCCGATAATCAGGTTTCCACCCTTTTCGACAAGAATAGGAACGTTCTCTTCCAGCTTCGTTGCCATTTGCATTAGCAGGTTCCACAAGGTGTCGATAACCTTAGGGCCTACTTCGGCGATAGCATCGATGAGCGAGTTAAGAAGAGTCACCATTGCCGCTGTAAACTCAACACCGCCCTGTGCAATCACCAACGCGAAGTCGATGATGCCCTGTGCAAATGCTGCCATGGCTGCAGGAATCAGACCGATGAGGGTCATTAGTGCCATTTTGATTGCTTCTGAACCGATTGCAGCAGCCCCAGCAAGAGCGATGAAGCCCACTGAGAATGCGAGCATACCGACGCCAGCCATCATTGCCCCAAGCCCGATAAGTGCGATTGCACCACCGAGAGCCAGGAACGCAGGAATAGCTGGCAACAGAAGCACGCCGCCTACCGCCAGAATTGCCAAGGCACCTGCCAGAACGGTCAAACCTCGACCGATAGCGTCCCAACTCATGGTCCCCAGGAGGAGTAGAGCAGGGGCCAGCATCATCATGGCCGCCGAAGCAGCAACGATACCGATGGCGCCGAGCAGAACGATCGGGATGCCCATTAGGGCCATGGCCCCGGCAAGGATGAGCAGGCCGCCGGCCATAACCACCATCACCCGGCCAATTTCGTCCCAGCTCAACTTAGCGAACTGTTGGAAGGCGGCGGACAGGAGGAGCAGGGCGCCACTGATGATGACCATAGCGAAGGCTCCACGGATGGATCCCTCGATCATCTTGACACCGAGCGCCATAACGAGCATGGAGCCGGCAAGGGTTGCCAGTGCTCGCATGACTTCGTCCCAGTTCATCTTAGCCATTACCATGAGTGCGGCACCAAGGATCATAAGGGAGTTCGAGATGATAAGCATTGCTGCTGCACCCTGAACACTATCCCCAGCAGTCCTCGCCGCTATGATCACGATGGCTAGAGCGCCACCAAGACCAACGAGACCTCTTGTGATCTCTTCCCAGCTAAGGTTGGCCACAATCGAAAGTGCGCCCGCCATAATGAGCATCGCCGTGGACAGAATCGTGATACCAGCAGCTGCAATAACCATCTTCGCCGGTGCCTTGCCGAGCAACTGAGTCGCGCCGACAAGAACGCCGAGACCAACAGCCATACCAGTCAAGCCTCGAGCGAGTTCGTTCCAGTCCATTGTGGACATGACAAGAACTGCCGTTGACATGATCAGCATTGCGCCAGCAAGGAGCCCCAGAGCGATACCGACACCGATGAGTTTCGGAGCACTGACAGTCTTAGTCAGCTTGTCGATAGCCAGGAGCATAGCCGAGAGTTGGATGAACATGATCGACATCGCACCGAGAACCGTGAAGAGCTTTCCCGTGTCGACAAACGACAGTGCTACTACCGAGGCCGTGATGATCCCGATAGCGATCGCAATGCCGACCAGCTGTGCCGACTTAAGAGTGTTCTGCATCTCACCAAACGTGTCGGTAATTGCACCGAAGACACCCTTGATCTTATCGAGAAGACCGTCACCACCCTTTCCGCCAAACATGTTCATGATTCCATCAATGAACTTCTTCAACAGAACACCAATGCCGGCGAGAGCGCCAAAGTTCAGAAGGCCGACGAGGACGTTGAAGTCCAGCGTCTTGAAGAAATCTCCAATAACGGTCTTCGCGTTAGCAAAGAATCCGACAAGCCACTCCCATACAGGAGCAAGGAAATCCCCAACCTTCTTAAGCGCCTTACCAACATTGTCCCAGGCTTCAGCCCAGCTCTCCACCTTGACGAAATCGAGAGTCGCGGCACCAAGCTGCTTGAGTAGATCGATCGGCTTCTGAAGAACATCTCCGATGAACTTGAACGTCTTTGCGAGCCCGTCGCCGTTCTTAATCGCGTCTCGAACCTTAACCAGGAAATCACCGACGTTACCGGTAATATCGAGAATGCTATCACCAGCCGGAGCAACTGCCCCAAGCAAACGACCGAATACCCCAACGATCTGCTGGAGAATCATCCAACCAATATCGAGAACGGCAAAGAAGCCCTTAGCCGTACTCTTGATATTCGCGATCGTCTTCTCTGAGGGCATGAGTGACTTTGTAAACTTCTCGATGCCCTTAGTGATCTCGATCAGTCTAGCCGCCGTCATGGGCGGGAATATCTCTTGGAATGCCTCCTTAATCGGCGTGATGATCGCTACTGCAGCCTTCCAAGCATTTGCTACCGAGGAAATAAGCGAGTCTCGCCCACCACCAGCAGCCCAGGCCTCGAGGAGATCGTTGCGAGCGTCACTCATCTTGCCGACGATACCACCAAGAACATTGTTGACGTTAGTCCACAATTCTGTTGCCTGATCGAAGTCACCAATGAGAATGTCGAAGGTCTCAGACCAACCCGAACCAACAGCTTCCTGCATGGTGCCGACCAGCTGTGTCCAAGTACGAACCTTCGTCGCTGCCTCGTTAGCAGTAACTGCCTGCTTCGCCATGACATCGGCCTGCTGCTCGGAAAGACCGATAGACAGAGCCATCGCCTTAGCGGACTCATAGTTGTCCTCGGCCATAACCTTGAGGTAACTAGACATGACGTCTGCCGACAGCCAGTTCTTCTCAAGCGACCCATTGAAGTCAGCAGCAACTTCCTGCGAAGTGATAGAAGCCGCATCGAGCGTTCCCATCGCATCAGCAATCTCGATGATGCCCGTCTGCATGTTCTTGTTGCCCATACCCACGTTGGTGAGCGAGCGCCAGTCCATGAGGCGAATGGTTCCCGTAGAGAGAGCCTGCGAAAGCTGGTACGCAGCGCCAGCAGCACCCTCAGCGGATGTGCCAGAAGCAGCAGCCGCGTTAGAGAAACCCTTAATCATCGATGTAGCATCTTCGATTCGGATTCCAGCGTTCGTGAACAGACCAATGTTCTTGGTCATGGCGCCGAAGTTATAGATCGTCTTGTCGGCGTATGCGTTCAGCTCTTCAAGATTAGATGTAACTTCAGGGAGCTCGGTTCCGTATCGAGAAGTGTTCGCCAGGATCGTCTGAATAGATCCCATTTTGAGCTCGTACTCATCAAGTCCAGCCTTGATCGGATCGATCGTCAGGGACTTGGCAAGTTGAATACCAACATCTACAGCCTTGTTGGCAATGTTGGCCAGAGCGGTAACACCGATGACAGACAGCGAGGTGAACTTGCTCGCGATGTTCGCTACGCCATTGGCAAGCCCGTCGAGTGAAAGGTTCTTGATGGATGCCGCAACATCGCCGATGCCTTTACCGATGCCCGCGAAGGTGAGACCCTTCTTGAGCTTCTCGAGCGAACTCGAGGTGTCAGCAACACCCTTTTCGAACTGGGCATTGTTGAACTTCATGTTGACGATACGATCGTCTACCTTGCTGCTCATGCAGTAGTCACCACCTTCCATACGTCTTCGGCTATTTGGTCAAAGATGGGTTGAATCGCGGGGTTAATGTAGTTCCGCCCGGCGACCCATCCGCCGGTTCCCGTACCATGCCCCAGCTGGAGAATGATAGCGACGTTAACACCGTTCACCGTATTGGAGTTCGTCCAGGTGATGGTAGATGAGCCTTTGGTGATCCGGATCTCATACCCCCAGGAGGCGCCCGTAAGACCCGAGTCGGTTGGTGTAGCCGACGCGAGTGCCTGGACGCCCCTCTGGGCTGCGGTACGAAGTGCGGATCGAACGACATCAGTCGACACTCTCTTCAAGAAGCGATCTGTATTCTTGAAATCGCCAGTTGATTCGAATGTGATCATGATGCCCCCTTCTTATGAGCTAACTAGTGGCGGCCTCACGTATCGGACGTGCATTTGTCCTCGAGCTGACGGATCTGTAGTTCCGCCAGTAACATTATGGATGTTTAGTGCACCACTCAGACACACTACTCTGAAATTGTTGCCCGGACGTACTAGAACGCTATGGTAAAGAGCCCCGGTTCGTGTTAGCAGCGTCGAACTTAGAGACGTGCCCGCGACGTTACTCATCCAGTTCGTCGGTGTTCCCGCAGCATCGATAAGGCGCGTATGATAATCGGCATTGCCTGAACCAGCTTGCTGGATTGTCCACCATGAAAGATCATAATGCCCAGCGACCATGATGCGAACACCAAGATCAGTAGGAACAGAGAACCAACTAGCACCACCCCTTCGACGCATATAGCCATTCCAGCCACCGATCGTTACGCCGGCGGTAGCCGCATGGACGGCGGAAGGTTCTAGCGTGATCTCTGGACCAGGGCCCATTGGATACCAACCAGCAGGGGCGAAACTCACAAGCCCCAATACGGTCAGACCAGTCGTCCCGCTAGGAGCATAGTAACTCTCATCCCAACCATACTGAGTGTTGTGCCACCGTACTTCTTTGTTTGCAAGAGCAACTTTTTCTGCATCGGTAGCCGGAACTCCGTAGATCGCATCGCGTTCAGCAGAAGTTCCACGATCTTGGAGGTATCTCCACTCAGACCAAACCCCGCTGATTGCAGTTCGCCAAATAACGCGTCCGGTCTCCTTATCTGTTACTTTCTGAACACCACGATTGATGTTCATGTAGACAGTTTCGACCGTCGCAAACGTATACGGCATATCCGAACCGGCTGTACCGATAGTCAGTCCCATACCGAAAGAAGACGGAATATCGACAGCGTTAGTTGGATCTCGAATGAACGTAGTGACCGGCGCTGGAGTTCCATCCTCGCCTGTAGCTCCCTTGACGTTCCCGGCGTCGATAAACGTGCCGTCATTCTTCTCAAGAACAAGATGGCCATTTGTATCGACAGTTCCACCGACAACGGAGGCGGCTTCAATGGCCAACATTCTTTCTTTGGTTAGACCGGTAACGGTGGCCATGAGCATCCTTTCTAAAACGTTGAGATCCGGTAACTATCTTCGTCGACGTAGACTGCGGTCGGGTAGCTAATCTGGAACGACGTCGCGTCCAGCATTTGAACTACGTCATCTGGACCAATAGCAGTCCAAGTTCCATCTGCATGATCGATAATTGTGAGAATCGCATGCTGTTCGAACAACTCCAACAGATCTGGAATATCGGGAAGGCGTGCCTCACCGTTCTCGGAACCATAAAGCACGGCTTCAATGGCCACTAGTGCTTCTGGGTGTGCGATCATAGGGTCAATTATCAAATGAGCTGCGGGCTTCGCGCCCGGGATAGGTACTGGTTTAGTACTAATCCCCCAGCTAAAAGGCGTAGCGTCTAGTCCACCTGAGAGGGTGCGGTTATCCACTTTCGCTGGCATCGCCAATGCGTTGTAGACTAGATGGATCTTGTATGCGTGATCCGCTGTAATATCGTTGCCGACAAGTGTGCGGTAAGATAGACCAAACGCTTTCCTTCTCTGCTGTCCGTAACTCCCGTCGTATTCCTCAAACTCGCGAGGACAGGTGTAGGCTTGAAGTACTGCAGCAAAGCTTGTGATTGTCTTCTGGGACCTATAAGGTACACCGTCGACAAATATCGGTGAGAGCTCAGCAGAAGGTTCTTCCTTCACACTGATCAAACCGTTCCATGCGATGCCGGGGCCGACTGCAGGATAAAAAACCCCACGATCGACCCCGGCCTCATAGATACGCTCGCCCGCGGCATTCCAATTAAGTCGTACCACGTCGAGCACCTCCCTTCTAAGGCGTAAGACCGATAAGTTTTGACAAATCGATCAACGCCGCTAGCGTTCGCATGTTGGCTCGTTTATTAGCCTTGATGTACTTTCCTGGAGAATCCTTGATTTCGGTGTTAGATACCTGTCTTGGCTCGCCTGTCGTGGCGTCGGTAACCGTAAACTCTGCATCAAGAAGCTGTCGTTCATCTCGAGCGTCCGTGATAATGAGTTTGACAGCGGCCTTCAGCACGTTGCGTTCAGCTTCTGCAAGATCCCGCGCTGCATTAGCATCAGCTACTGTGTTTTCTTCCGGAGTGAAAGCGCGCGGCTCACCGATCTCAACACCGTTATCGTCATAAATATGATACAGACGAGTTTCGTCGTCCGACCAGATCTTGAGTACGCCGTTTTCATTATACTCTTGATAACTCAAATATTCCTCCTTAAGGAATAACTGCGGTCTGAAGTCCATACCACATAGCTGCGGTGTTTGTATCCCACGTATCAGCCAAAGCCAGCGACGCAGGAAGTACACCAGCCACGTTGAGCTGAGCCGTAAGACCACCAACGCGACCCTGCGATCCTTCACGATGCTGCATAAACATGCCCTGAAGAGGATCAGTTGTGTTCGTAACGGCGGAAACTGAAACCCCAGATCCAGATGCCGAATACCCAAGCCAGTACAGACCGGGCTCAAGATCGATCGCGAGACCTGTGGCCTGTTTAACACCTGTCGTGGAGCAGTCGACGTTTGAAAGTAGTGTTGCCAGTAGAGCACCGCCATGCGGCGTACTTCCATCCGCTGCCGTACCATAAAGACCTACGCTAGTCGTGGTAGCAGCTACTGCGGTAGATACGTTAATTCGAAAGCCAGTAAGCCTAACGGGCTGACCGATAACTAGCGGTCGAATATCAAGATTTACACCGATAGGACGAGCGCCGCTCTGAGCAGGACCAGCCCACCAAACACTCGCGTATGAGGTGATTGGCGGATATGGCATTGCCGCAGCGGCTGGAGCCGCAAGTTTAGCCCATGGAGTCCAGGCTCCCCACGCACTGACCTCATACTTGCGCGATCGAACCCAGGTAGTGGTGAGCGTGTCACCTTGAATAACACCCGTAAGTTCCTGTACCAACTCTCCGTAAGGAGCTGTATCGTACCACTGAACAGTCGTGCGGACATGCATCTCGTCATAGATTGCCGCAGAAACACCGGGGAGACCGAGAATGTTGAAATCTGGAAGGATCAACGTTCCCTGTTCGGTGTTCGATACGCCATCGAGAGACGCAACGGATCCGTATTCGCGGAACGAAAGCGCATCAACATAGCCCTTGTTAGCTACATGGTTAGCTGATGACGGGACGACAACTTCGGCACGACCGGTAGCGTCTCGAGCCATAATTGTATTCGGAGTGTCCTCAGACGTAGCCATTGTAGGTACGTTAACCCACGCACCCCATGCACCCCAAGCACCGGAGAAATACTGACGATGACGAACTGCTTCGAGCTGAACACTTTCGTCGTTCACACCAAAGACTCGTTGTTCATGAGTGCCGGTGAAAGCACCGCCGCCAAGATCACGGTACATCGTCATCGCACGGACCGGAAGAACGGTGCTGTTAACGTTCAGATGCTCCCATCCGGCAAGATTGCCGAGATATACATACGGGGAAGTACTACTCAATGTGAGCATACCCCATCCTGTATTAGCCCAGACGTCAATACCACCGCTACCGGTGCCAGGAACGACAGAAACGACTGCAGACATAGCTGCGGTTACGGCTTTAACAAATGCCGTAGTTGCTATTGAGGTGTCGTTATCACTAGTGGCGGGTGTGGGCGCAGTGGGATTACCCGTGAATGCCGGGCTAGCCAAAGGCGCCTTAAGCCCAAGAGCCGTCGTCATAGTAGTCGCGAAATTGGGGTCGTCACCAAGTGCGGCCGCCAGCTCATTGAGTGTGTCCAGCGTCGCGGGAGATGAATCCACCAAAAGCGCCAGAGCAGCCTTAACGAATGCCGTGGTGGCAATCGTCGTGTCGTTGTCGCTTGTGGCCGGCGTAGGTGCCGTCGGGTTGCCCGTGAATGCCGGACTTTCGAGTGCGGCCTTCATAGCTAGCGCAAGCGACAGCTCTTCCGAACTAACTTTACCTGCGAGACGAGCTATGATCTCGTCAGCGATCAAGCTTTCAATTATTGCCATAGCTCCTCCTTAATAAGTGATGTTGAATTCGCCGTTGGGATCCGGCTCGGATACAGCAACGTGATCGAGCTCGAAATTCGTAGCAGAGAGAGTCGTCACTGCATCACCCTCGGCTTGATAGAAGCCATTACCAAGATCGGTAATGAGCAAGGCCTCTACGTAGTTAGCCATGATGCCTATGAGCTCTGTTGCGCTAGGCAAATTGGGCTCATTATCGGCGGAACCATACAGAATATCTTCGATCTGCGTCATAAGACCAAGCGGCGTAAGCCTCGAGTCGATTACGAAGTGTGCAGTCGGTTTGAGACCGGTCATCTTCGGCGGAGTAGTCGTAATTGACCAGCTCAAACTGAGAGGGGTCACCGAATTACTGACCGTCTGATTACTTCGCTGCGCAGGTGCCGCGAGTGCGTTGTAGACGATGTGAATCTTGTAACCATGATCTGTGCTCTGAATATCGTTACCAACAAGAGTGCGATAAGACAGATTGAATGGCAAACGCGGTTGCTGTGTCGCGAAGAGTCCGTTCTGGAGAGCCATCGTCCCGTCACACCGAGCGAACTCAAGAGGGCTTGAGAAGGCTTCGAGTGTGGCTTTAAACTCTTCGGAAGAAGCCACATTAAGGTACTTGTACCCATCGAGATAGTAGGGAACTGGTTCTCCACCACTAGCTTCCTCGTTTACAGCTTTGAGGCCATTCCAAGGAACGCCATTCTGCCCCTGGAGATATAGAACACCACGATCAACGCCAGTTTCAAAGAATCGCTGTCCGGGAGTACCCCAGGCAAGTTTAGTCATGTCTGGGGTCCTTTCTACCCACGTCCGCCAGCTTCTGCCCGACGACGTTCCATAAGGGCGCGACGATTAGCAAGATCGCTACTAGTCGGAGCCTTCTTCTTAGTGTCTGAAGCAGCCTTGTTCTTTTCATTGATTGTCTTAACGAGTGTGATCAGTCGATTCAGATGCCAGTATTGGCATTCCCAGTCGAGCTGAAGTGCGGTTATCCAGTGATAGATGATCTCTGCCGTAACAGTCTCCGCGTTGGCGAAGCGTGATTGAGGCATCTCTCGAAACCACGTAGCAGTCATCTTAGATTCGATGTACTGGTTGAACTCGCGAAGGTTGTCCTCAGTAAGTCTGACAAGAACCTCCTCGGGAATTTCACCATCGAGTGACATAGCTTGAAAGTAGCTAAGCACTTCCTCGGTGGTTTTGGAGTCGCCTGTGAGGAATGGTTTCTCCCATTTTGACTCCCATTTCGAAAGAGAGACCAGGGAATGCTCGAGGTGCAGAATGACATCGTCGGTTGTGACGAACGTCTCGGTGTCGTTGTCGAATGACTCGACTCCTGGAACTGTAAGTGTGAGCATTCCCTGGTCTCCTTTCTAGTAGCCGACTTACGGAAGCTCGAAGCCCCAGTCGGTGTCGGTTGCGGGCGGGAACTGGTAGCCCGCCTCGGGCTGTGCCTCGACGATGATGTCCTCGGTGATCGTGATGGTGCCAGAGACGACCACCCCGTCCACCTTGTAGACCACACCAGCGACCGTCGGGATGGTGACATCCGCACCAACCTGAGTCGGCTTCAGCGGGGTTGCCACGGTGATGGTACCCTCGAAGAATCCGAAGACCTCCGCGGGGAGCGGCAGACGGGGGTCTGCGCCGGCGGTACCGTACAGGGCCTGCTTGAGAGCGGCGAAGCCAGCGGCGCTGACCAGCGTCGAGTCGGCGGTGATGTGTGCGGACGGCTTGAGACCAGGCACCGGAACGGGAGTCGTGGTGAACTCCCAGCTGAAGGTGACTGCCTCAGGCGAGTCGTTGACGGTTGCGCGGTTCTTCTCTGAAGGGGCCGCGAGTGCGCCATACACGAGGTGGATCTTCTCGCCGAAGTCCGTACCCTGCAGGTCGTTACCGACGAGGTTGCGGTAGGAGAGACCGAAGGTCTTTCGCGACTGCTGAGCGACAGAGATGCCCGGGTACGGCTGAGCCGTGCCATCGCACTGGTCGAACTCCACAGGCGAGGTGAACGCCTCGATCGTACCACCGAACTCCTCAGCGGAGACCAGGTTCAGGTACTTGATGTTGTCCGCGTACTGAGGCGATGCCTCTGCACCAGACGGGGCCTCCGTGACGGAGACGAGACCGTTCCATGCCACGCCGTTGACGTAGTCGCCATTGGCATCGGGCAGGTACAGGACGCCGTGGTCCACGCCAGTTTCGTACTTGCGTTCGCCTACCTTGTCCCACATAAGCTCGGTCATTTCACTTCCTTTCTAGAAGTATAGGGTGAAGTAGTAGTGATTGAGATTCTCAGCCACTGCAGTTCGGTTCATGGACGACCTTGGAAGCCGCCCAATTTTACGCCATGTTTCGTCGTCAGGATCGCGGCAAATAAAGACTACTTGCCACTCAACGACTTGGTCGTAAGCTAGGTTGTCCGCCCACTTCGTATTCAGCCCGTCCACGTTGTAGACAATGGCTGGATAACTCATAGTGATGTTTTCGCCTGGTTGGAAATATACTTCTTCAGACCCAAGAATTGATTCAAGGAGCGTCTGCAGGGACTGGCGTGGGGCCATTGTACAATCCTCCCAACCGAATACTCAGTCTGGGATGGGCGACGTCAACGTTTGCGACTTTCCAAAGTTGACCTTGCCACGAAATATAGCGCATTTGATGTACATGCTTACTGTGATATGCGCCGGCTACGACGGAGATCGTTACCCCGACCTTGAGATCGTCATTGACTTTCCCAGAGGACTCATCGGGGCCAGACGAGGGTGGCCGAGCGATTTCACCACGGAATTTAACTTCTGTGATGACGTCGTCGACCACCCCCGGGCGGATCTTCGTCTGTATGCCGTAGCCGATAACTCCGGAGACCCGCATGTCCTACCTACCTTACGGCGTGTAGACCCACTCGCGAGTGGTGTTCGGCTCGAGGTAGTAACCGTCGGCCGCGTTGGCCACGACCTCGGTCGGACCGGTGATGGCCGGCTGAGCGCCCGTCACGACCACGTCGTTGATCGTGTAGTAGACGCCGGTCACGTCGGGGATGGTGATCACGTTGGTGGTACCATCGAACGACGGGTTGACCTGGACGGCCAGCGTACCAAGAACACGACGGATCACGATCGCCGAGAACGGCTTCGTCAGCGCACCCGAGAGACGAGTCTCCATGAGGTACTTGTGCTGGTTGAAGTCGATGTCGAAGTCCTCGAACGAGGTGAGCTCGCCGCCCTTGTTCGTACCGATCGAGTAGTCGGCGAGGTTCACGAGGATCGCGAAGAGGTTCTCCGTGTCGTCGATGATGTCGACGGTCACGATCTCCGAAACGCGCAGCTTGTCCGCGAGGACGCTCTCGGTCTCGTAGAGCGGCCGGCCGAACTTGTCCTCTTCGAGCATGATGTCGGTGAGGAAGTTGTCCGAGATGAACAGCGTCGGCTTGCCGGTACCACGGTACTTCGAACGCGCACGGATGATGCCCTTGACCGCGTCACGGGGGGACACGTTGGCCGGCAGGTCCGTCTTGATCGAGTAGAAGTCGGCGTCGTGGAGGATGGAGCGGATGCCGTCACCGGAGTTCGCGCCCTCGGGGTCCTTGATCTTGTCTTCCGACGAGGAGAGACGACCGTCACCGAAGAGGATCGCACGGGCGATTTCCTCCTCGAGCATGGTGCGGATCTCCGCCTTCAGCCACGCGACGACGTTGATGTCGGTGATGTCGATGTCGACGATGTCGTCACGATCGAGCTTCTGCTTCTTGTAGATCGTGGTGGGGCCGGTCGTTCGCTTCATCAGCTTGACGACCTCGTCCTTCTTCTGGTTACCCTTGATGTAACCACGGGCACGAGCCTCGTCCTCGGTGATGTCGAAGACGATCGACTTAACCTTGGCGAAGGGGGTGTGCTTGGTGGCACCGAGAACCTTGGGGACCCAGCCCATGCGACGCGAGTAGACCTCGGGTGCGCCGATCGACTTGGCGTCGGGGAAGAGCATCTCGATGTCCGAGATACCATAGGTAGCCGCGTGCTCGATGGTGCTGATGTCACCGTGGACGAGCGCGTCGACAGCCTCCTTGAAGGTACCGAGCTTCTTGGCCGCGGTCATCAGGTTGGCGAAGTCCGCGTGGGTCATCGAAGTACCGGTGGTAACTTCACCCTGCTTCTCGAAGAGGTTGTGCGTGGTCATGTGTTCGAAACCTTCCTTGATCTGGTCGTTGATGTGTGCGAGGAACTCCTCGCGATCGAGGACCTCTGCGTGCTCTGCGGCAGGAGCTGCTCCAGCCTCAGCCTTGGCTCGTTCGACGGCGTCGCCGAGCATGAAATAGACGACAGCCTTCTCGGTCTCGTCAAGTCCCTCGAAGACTTCCTTGATCGACTCGGCAGAGACCTCTGCGTGCTCCAGAGTCTCCTTGTCCTTGTTTGCCATGTCATTCTCCAATTCGAATGTATCCGAGTGCTCGAGTTCGAGACCCGTGTAGATGATTGCCTCGTCGAGAACGTGAATGTTGTCACCATGGACCATGTTCACATTCTCAATGAAAGCACCAGGGTTGGCGCCTGCAGTAACGAGACTTACTTCCTTGATGTCGCCGTGATACACCTCTTTACCAGACCGAGTTGCACGCTCGGTAAGGTTGTTGGCGTAAATCGACAAAGAAACGATGTCTTTGTGCTGAACGGCCCGCTTCATGTGCTGACCACGCTCGGAATCATTGAAGAATCCATACGTGTAAACACCGAAAGCTCGATCTTCGAGAGTCGCATGCCCCAGAATGTTCTCGGGGTCCTTGACTTGATGCATCCAGACGAGCGGAACAGTGATCTTGTCCATGTGCTTGAAGGCACCCGACTTAATCACTCGTCCGTCTGTACACTTCAGATCGTTCTTCGTTGCCCAGCCGCTAAAGTCCGGCTGCTGGTCTCCCATTTTGAAGGGCTCCCTCCTAATTCTTAGTAGTCGACTTAACCTGCGTCAGAACGATCGGTTCTTCAGGCGCTCCAGGTGGAAGTGCCTTCTGTTCCTCTGTCTTCTGAGGCATGTTAGAATTGACAAGCTGATCAGCCTTCGGATCGTCCACTGGACGGAACCCAAGAATCGCGCGCATCTCATTCGAGCTGAGCACTTCATTGCGGAGAAGCTTGTCAGCAATCTCTGCAAGCTGACTAAGAGGCAGAAGCTTGAACGGATCGATGAGGAAGTCAACGACCTGTCCCTGGGTCCTCGCCGTCTTGGTGAGGAAGGAACGGGATAGTGCTTCAGCGAACGCACGAAGAACGGGCTCGAGAGTCCGGTTTCGATAGTTCAAGATCGTCGCCTCATCAGCAGTACCCTTGAAGATTGTCTCATCCAAACCAAGCTGACCGTAAAGCTGCCCCATCAGATACTCGATCTGCTTGAGCATGTTGTTCTCGGCCGGCCGGTTGAGCTGAGTAATCTTCTCGGTGCCGTCGGTGTAAGCGATTCCGTACTTGGAACCCTTGAGCTGGGTCTCGATCTGATTACGACGAGACTCAGCCTGCTCCCTCTTAGTTTCAGTCTTGATCGTGTATGGAAGCTGAATGATGAGGTCGAGCTTGCCGGAGCCTGCTGCCTCATCCACTGCGTCCAGAAGCTGAAGCTTCCGAATGATCCTCTGAAGAATCGAGTTTGGCTCGTTCATCACAGAATAGAACGGATTCTCAACGATGGCGACCAGTCGCTTAGGAAGCATGAGCTCCTCGCGAACGCCTGTCATCTGATTGTATACCGAAACACGAACGTAGCTCGGGTACCAAGCTGTGATTTCGCCAACACGAAGCTGTCGAATATCGTATCCGCCAGTGTCGTTAGGATTCTTGTCCGTTTCGACTGGGACGATCGCAATAACGCCCTTGTCGAAGAGCGTCATAGCCATGTCGAGCCGGAATGCTGTTCCTGCCTGATCGAGGTTGGCCTCAACCGTCAAACAGTCATTCAGACCACTCTTAACCGATTCGATGTACCGCTCATTCCCATCCTTCCGAACATGCCGGAGATAGATCTGAGCAACATCGACGCTAAGACGCATGTAGATGGAGGAAATAATCGACTTCTCGTTCGTAACGGTTGAGCGGAAGCGATCGGACCTATTCCCAAAGCTCGCCGCTCCGTACGTTCGATAATCGGCCATCTCCTCTTCTTTGTTGCCCCCAGAGAAGGCATTCCATGCGTGTTGAAGACGATCACGGAGTCCCACTAGTCACCTCCTTTCAAATATCGAAGACATCCGCTCAGGACTTCGCAGCGGCGCTGAGAGCCCAGGTCGCGGCCGTGAGACCGGCGACGATAGACCAGTTGACGGCAGCAGCGGTCTTCTCACCACTCGTCATCTTGGCGGCCGTCGCGGCATCCGGGTTGTTCACCAGGTCATCGGCCATCTTGTCGTACTTTCGCACGGCGGCCTCAGCTGCTGCTCGACCCTTTGCCGAATAGGTCTTGAACGCCTGACGCTCAAGCTCCACGCCGCGCATACGCTGGCGCTCACGAGCCTGTGTGATCTCCTTGTTCTTGGCCATCTTCCGATCGCGTCGAGACATTCCGGCAGCAGTGGCGATCTCGGCTTTCCGATGGCCCCACTTCATGCCCTTCTTACCATAGTGCTTGATCTCGTCGTCGTCGACCTCCACACCGTAGTGTGCAAGGTAATTGTCTACTTCGGTGCTCATTCGAACGCCTCCTTGTTGAGTTTGTAAGCGACCCATGCGTCGACGAGTGCAGCGACATTGTCGATCTTCTGCTCTTGTCGCTTCTTGTAAAGCTTACGGTTTCCGTTGGTGTCTTCAAGAGTGATCGCGTTACCCAACGCCCAGCCCATTAGGGACTCGTCGAATATGAGCAAACGATCAGACGTCAGATGCTTGATCTCTCCTAGCGGGACAGATTCTGTTCGAGCTCCCTGAGGTACCTTCTCGATCCCAAATGGACCGTTCTCGGCTTCCCAACGAGTAACGAACTCCTTCGCATTGTATGGGTCATACCCGAAGGCGCTGACATCCCACTCATTACGAATGATGTATGCATCGAGATCGTCATAGACTTCCATCATGTCGAGGTTGGTGCCTTCTAGAACATGAAGACTACCTTCCTTGATGAAGTCTTGGTACTTGATCTGCATCGCCGCAGGGAGCTTCTGCATTGTTTGCGTTGAGATGTAGCTTCGCGTCTTCACGCCAAACTTCTCTCCTCGAAGAGGAAAGAGGAATGTGAACGCACAGAAGTCGTCACCCTGCGAAAGGTCTGCGCCCATAGCACACAGCATACGCCAATACTTTTGAGGCCGGTGAACTTCGGTTTCTTCGTACGTGAAGAAGTACGTGTAGCCTTCCATTGGGATGCCAAAGCGCTTGGCAAGGATGTCGTTCCTAGCAGCAGGCGCCTTTTCAGCTCGTTCAACATCTAGATGATACGTTTCGTACGTAACCGTGATGCCGATGTTGGGCTGAGCCTTAGGCCACATGTCCGGCATGCCGACTTCTTCGATTGAATCGAGTCGGTACCACCAGATCGAATAGTGCGGCGCAACATAGTCCCCACGAAGGATGTCCGTAAGTTCCATTTTGATGGTGTCACCAACACCGTTACGAACAGTTCCCTCAGAGCTCGTCGCGATGATCAGGTAGTCGTCGATACCGCCCTTTGCCGCACTCTGTTCAATCGCACCGATGACATCCTCACGAATGTCGCCAGACAACCACTCGTCAACCGTTCCGATCTTGCTACGATAGCCCTGAAGTTTGTCGATCTTCATCGGCAGGACTTCAAGGATCGAGTTAGTGAGGAAGTTCTCGATACCCTTCTTGGTTGACGCAAGCTTAACGCGAGTCATCTTCGAACCACTGGTCGCGAGAATGGAACCCTCAGTCAAGAACTTGAAGAGGGGTCCACGCGCCCTAGCGATTGCGGTCTTGATCGGAGCAATGACCTCTTGGGCCTGCTTCATTGTCGGCGCGGTCGTGACCTGATGCGTCGTTGACGGATCGATGTTAAGGAAGTATGCCTGGATACAGGAAGCGTACATAGACTTCGCGCCGCCTCGGGCGACGATGATGTACTGCTTACGAACCAGGCGGGTCTTTACCATCTTCTGGACGTAGTGTCCGCCGTGATTGTCCTTGCTAGGGACGTAGACGGTACGGTCTTCGAAGTAGAACCAGCTGAGAGCAGCTTCGGCCCACAACTTGAACGTATCTAGAAGTCGAAGGTCGCTACCGTCAGTGAGTGTGAGCTCACCTTCGCAGTACTTGATGAATCCTTCGATTGCTCGATCATCGTAGAAGAAGTTCGGATTGGCGATGAGTTCATCAATGCGGTTCATCTCCAACGAGATCATCTCGTTTACTGGAATTTCTCCGTTGAGAACCTTCTCACGGAACATCCCGTAGTACTTCGGAGTCGCCGTATTGGATAGACCCATCGCCAATCCTCCTTTCTATTACTTGAACGAATCGCGAACAGCCTTGATGATCGCTTGACCAGCAGGACTCTTCGCAAAGGTGATCGCAGTGTTTGCAGTAGCCCCAACAGCAAGAATTGTTCCGGCAATCGCCGTCCCAGTCTTGATTTTCTGCAGGGCAGTACGAGACTGCAGTTCGTTGTTGGTCTTCTCGAGCTGAAGTCGCTTGTTGAGATCCTCAAGCTCCTTGTTCGACATCTGCGAACGAGGCTTAGCCTTGAGCTCACGAGATCGCGAGTGGTCGTCCGAAACAACCTTAGAGGTTACTCGTCCGCCGGCGCCTCGTTCGCGAATAACGCCCCACTTCATGCCCTTTTTGCCGTAGTGTGCGAATTCACCAGGAACTTCAACGCCAAACTGGGCGAGAACTTCATCGGCAATATTCCTCATTACACTCCTCCCAGTTCCGTAGCCAGAGGCGGATCAGATTCGACCATCAGAGTCCACTCCAGCTTGTCGGCCTGCTTCTCGAGCGAGGTTACGAGGAAGCCGTTGGTCGGCGGGTCGAAGATAAGCCTGAGTTTGATGTAGATGTACGTCTTGACCGCGTGAAGGTTCTTACTCTCACCAATATAGGTAGTCCACGTGGCGTTTTCGTCGTCGATTGTGAAACCCTCAGGAGGGCCGACGTTGATCTGGTTCAGGTTGAAGAAAACCATGTTGATATGGTTCTTGATGTCCAGATCGTATGTGGTATCGTCCCACTCTTGCCCCAACATCTGCTTAATATCGTGCAGAATGCTGTTTTCGATTTGCGGCATTAACCCCTCCTTTCTGAGTTACCACAACTTTGTATCTCCGGGACGTCGTTCTACAAGCGGCAGCCTGAGCAGCGACTTATCGCCGAAATGGATTGCGTTATGCGTGTTATGCGTGGTCGTGATGAGGTTATTGGGATCGGTAATAAGAGGATTACCATCTTCCAAATGCTCAACTGTCATTGGGATGATATGATGGATGATTGCTCGCTCATGAATGTCAAACCCGGTTATGGCCAGGTCACAAGCCTCATCTCGAGCAATTATCTGATGACGAAGATCTCGCCACTCTTTTGAGCGGTAGAAAGTCTGATTCATCCATCGTTCGAACCCGAATGTTTCCGCTGCGACACGAGCTTTAAGAGATAGATACTCAAATCGCTCCTCGAATGTTTTAAACTCCAAGAGCTCAAGATATGACCTAGAAGTCATACTCTTCCTCCTCAGAAGAACTGCCCTTATACTCCGTGAAAGCCCGCATAGCGTTCTCCATGAGAATTTCCATCTTGTTGGCAGAACCAGCCTGAGCGATCTTAGCTTGTGTAAGAAGATTCTCTTGCTTAACTCTTTCAAGCTCGAGTTTCTCCCGAACAGAATTGGACTTCAGGAAATAAGTGATTACCTGGGCTGAAGCCGAACCGTCTGCAAGCTGTTGCTCAGCAAGATCAAAGGCCAAAGAGCCTAGTTGCTGTTCGCGTGCCTCTGGTGTGGTAGCCGGTCGCCGGCGAGGCCTGCTGTTTCCAGCGTTTTCGCGCTTGGCGACCATGGTAATCACCTCCTTAAAAAGTTTAGGTGTCCGCAGAGTCCTCCGGAGGGACCGCCAGTTCTCTGCGCTCGTCTTCCCGAAAAGACAGGCGCCTCTTGAAAGGAGAAGGGCTGATGAACCCCTTGGTTTTGAGAACTGGCGGTCCTTCTAGAGGACTCTGCGGACAGTAAATCATCGTGACGATTCTTTAGTATTACGTGGCTCGAGATCAAGGCTCTTTGACTTGATTCGGTGTGGCCACCACTTATAGGCTGCGAGAATACCCGCAAGCGAAGTGATTGCGAACGCTAGATAGCCGTAAACCACGATTCGAAGCAATGATCTCCAACTGAATACATCCGGTGGGGGAATTGACCGGGAATGTTCGTGACTTGAGGGTTCAATAAATGTTCCAAGAAACGACAACGCGATCACACCGACGAGAGCCAACATAAACCGGAATACGAACTTACCGGCAGTAGTTGCTCTTGGGTCGAACAGGATGTAGTACCCGATAACGAACACTACAATTGCGATGGAAATATATCCAACGAGAATTCTTCCTGTGACTACCATAAGGTTGTTGATGAATTCGAAATCCATCAGTAGGTCTCCTTAGGTCTCAAAGTGAATTCGAAATCGGTACCAAAACCGTTTCGACCAGTACGCCACTCTAGATAAGTCGCGATAGCGTGCATTCGCGGTGCTTCTCGTTTCAGTTTCGCATCGATCTCTGCGGTCTGCTTGTTCAGCTCTTCTGGGTCTACGCGTCGTTCGAGGCGATAACGCTTCTTCATTACGTTTCAACCTCTCTTCGCTTAGGAGTTGTTTCCTCGAAGAAGTGCTTGACAATTTCGTTTGCTGTCACTTGCTTATCCAAAGCTGACGCCGTTGTGGCGAGAGTATCGGACTGTTTAGTTGCTGCATCTTCTAGTCTCCGGTATCTTCCACCAGGAACCCACCATTCACGGAATGCTCCGATCACGATAAGTAGGCAGAGGCCTAGGAATAGAGACCAACCTCCAACGTTCACCCAATCACGCGAAATAATCGCAGTAATAGGGTCTACGGATTCGCCAGTCATGAGGACCGGCATCAAGAAAAAGTGCTTCATGAAGCGGTCTCCGATGACTTAGGTAGTAGGGTAGAGCCATGAGGCCGGCAGTTGGGGGAAGTTCGGGGGAACTACCGGCCTCATGGGTTTTACTTGAGCCCCGCTGCGAACTCAGCGTTCAGCTGTGCCTGTGCATCGAGATACTCGATGAGGAATGCCTTCGACACGGAGTCGGTAGGCTCAGGCTCGGGCTCGGGATCTGTTCCGGGATCAGGCTGAGTGGGAACCACCCAACCGAGAACCTCGAAGAGATCATTGCGAGCCAGGTTACCATCGGTGTCTCCGTAAGTCCGAGGACTGCCAGAGTAGTTGCCGGGAACCTTCTCCTTGGAGGTATACTGCCAGATGATCTCGTCACCGACAGGGTTAGCCGTCGCCTCAGGATCACCACTGTTGCGGCCCCACGAAGCAAGCCACGGAAGCCAGCCGAGATCTTCCAGCGGAGACCAGTCGAACGCGTTGTACAGACTGAGACTCAGGTAGAAGAGACCCTTGACTCCGGGATAGTGTACGCGAGAACGCAGCACATATCGCACAGCCTCATCGACCGTCCACGGATCGGTATCGGTGTCGTCTTCTCGCTCGATGTCGATCGCCATGACATGGCCAGGACGGAAGTTCGAGTTGGCGAAGAAGAAGTCGGCACTGCTCTCAGGAGTCACACCGTTCTCACGACCGTTGAACCAGTAGTGAAGGAGTTTGTCGACTCCAGCGAGCATGGCACGATCGAACTGGTCCTTGTATCGCGGAGCAATATAAGGCGAGTCGCTGGCATTGCCGCCACCGAACTTGAGACCCGCGTGACGACCGCCCTTCGAGAAGTACTCCTGGAAGTCAAAGCCGCCCTGACTGGATCCGAGGTCCGGAAGGAAGAAGTATCCTTCGGGTGCCGGCGGGAACTCCGGAATAAGAACTGCCGGAGGAACAGGAACGACTACGGGAGGCGGAGCCTGGGTTGAGAGCAGGTGCGCCTTATACGCATTCGCCGCCTTGACCAGGAACTCGCTCGTGTAGTTAGCAGGAAGACCATCCCGCTTGCCGTCATAGCCGTAACCCGTTGCCCAGTCCTGACAGGCGAACCCGTACGCGGAAGGAGCTTCCTGATCGAGGTTGTGAGGAATGCCGTCAGCATCGTAGTCTCCAGGAAGGAAGCCGTGGATCTTGAAGAACTCCTGGAAGGCCTTGACTGAGCCTGGTCCGAACACGCCATCCTCGTCGAGCGAGTAAAGCTTGTGGACCGTGAGCATCTGCTGTACTGCGAGCATCGCCTCTTTGGTCAGACCATACCATGCGTAGTTGACAAGACCAGGAGTCGCCGTTCCACTACCACCAGCTGTGCCGTTCTTGGCCGCCTGAATATCAGGAGCGGGGTCAGAGTTCTGTCCGGCCCAGATGTGCTCCCAGTCGTTGGCGTCATCCTCAGTCGTGTGGATGTGAGGACCACTCCAGCTGCTGCCAGGGTTCTCTCCCCAGCCCGCGACGATACCGACCTGGTCTCCGGGATAGAGACGAGTACCGTTTGCCGGTCGAGTTCCGACTCGAAGGTGTGCCCAGCCGATTGCGCGACCGTCACGAACTCGAGTTGCAGTCACGCAGTAGCCGAGGTATGAAGAATAGATGTCACTGTTCGTAACGATGCACTCTTCATAGGCCACAACGGGCTGGCCGGCGCTTCTGCGGTAGTCTGCGCCACGATGCGGACTTGTTCGACCGATGATCGATCCGAAGGCATCAGTTAGGGTTGCGTAACAATCCACTACTGCCGCGTTAGCCATGTGTTCACCTACCTTCCAGTTGGGTTTTAGGGACTTCTAGTCCTATTTGCCCCCACTTTCTGGAGGCACTTTTGAAGCTTGTCCCCCGGAAAAATCCCCCCGGGGAAATATAGAAGAGTCACGCGATGCAGGAGGGGGGGTCCGTTTGCGAAGACCCCTCCCCCCGTCACTGTTCATCAGACTCTTGCGAATCTTTCTGAATTTTCTGTGACTTTGACATGTACCCCGGAAACATTTTCCTTTACAATTTCATCAATCGCATCGGAAACTGCCAAGTCCTGATCAGCTTCTGACATCTCATCCGACGTGATGACCACCCTGCCCAGGAGGGCGAGTGTATAGTAGCCGGAGGATTCATCATACTCTCGCCATTCATCCCAATGAGTGAATGGATTCCAGGGATTGTCGATCGTTGTCAGCATTACATCTTCTGTAGCCATCTACATTCCCTTCTATGAGAGTGCGTCTGATAGGGTGGAGCCGGGGACGCCAAGTGCATCGGCGATCTCCGACTGGGTGTACCC